TCGATAGTTGTGGCTCCTAGACGTGGATTAAATGCGATCCAATTGAAGCCATCCCAACGGACCGCCCACACATGACGAAAGCCTGGTTGTAAGAGATTTGAGAGTAACCAAGGCATATCACCATGCTCGAAGATCACATACCAATCGGTGTATTCGTAATACCAATCATCCAGAAATGAGACTTCTTTCAACCAACTCAAAAAACACTCCAGTCCTGTTTCAATACCGCAGGACCGGTAACTCCTTCATGCTTCTTGTCGATCCAGGCAACTGCGAAATAGCGGAAAGCATCAGCACCATGAGAGCTCCAATCGTGCAGTGGGCGATCCTTGTAAACTCTTTTATCTTCATCATATTCGCAACGGTAATAACTCAGAGCTCTTAAACCATCAGCACAACGATCATCATCGAAATAACATCTGGGTAGGATCCTGCGGGCCGCTTCAATACCATCCATGATTGGAAGATTAGGGACCACACGAAAGACAATCCCCATCTGCCTGGCTTGATCCTTGCGAGATTTACCTGTTGTCAGCTCACGAACTTTAATATCATGCGGTGCCCAATGATCTGCGTAGGTGATTGAATGTTTATCTCGAAAATCATGCAGCCAATTGATGTAGTGCTGCAAGCCTTCACCAGAGTTTTCATAATAGCCAATGATCCGCAGCTCCATACCAGCTCTCTGTATCAGCCATATCGAGGTTGCGTCCGCAATTCCCAGGTCCCAGAATGAATTAACCGGTAACACTGGATCAATCGGAACCTTGGTGATCCTGTTATCTTCTCGAGCAGCTTCGATCTGCCTGGCATAGTAAGCACCTTTCTGATTCTCAAGTGGTTCTCCGAGCCAAATATGTTTGTATAGAGCTTTATCAAGTTTCTTCAGGTGCAGCCGTTCCTTCTCCAGCTCTGGTGGAAAAAATGGATTATCTGAATAATTTACTTTACACACAAAGGAATTGGGCGGTGGATTGACCACGAACCGTTGATAGGTAGGATCCAATAGATCTTGAGCATTGAATGAAATCCAGATCTCACTACCTGGTGCCCTTATAGTTGGGACCAATGTGTCCCATGATGATGAAGTAACCTTCTCGGCCTCCTCAATCCATACACGATCTATGCCCTCCATTGATTTGATCTTGGTTATGTTGGATCTTAATCCTTCAAAGCTGAAGCGAGATCCATTATTACCAACGATCTGTGTCTTTTGAATATCGAAAAAGGGTTGTAATCCCATCCTTTCGATTGTATCAGCAAGCAGCTGGATCACTGAATCTTGAATTGACTTCTGGATCTCTCTGGCGCATAGGACTCTAGTTCTTTGTTTGTAAGCCTGGAGTACCAATAGCTGTGCAATCGCCCAGGATTTGCCACTTCCTCGTCCTCCATGAGCTATTTTATAGCGATAAGGTTCTAGGAACGGCTCGAAAGGCTCAGTGATTTGTATGCGAAGTTTCTTCGTCATCGATCATTTGTTGATAATGAACCAGGTCCAACATGGATGAATAACACCCAGGACAGAAATTCACTCGATATATTCCAAAATAACCCTCGATCCCACCTTCAGCTTCATCGTAATCAAAAGAACAGACGCTACATTGGTGAGTTGTTTCTTCTTCGTCTAGCTCAATTAAAGTTACGTCAACCATTGGTTCATGTGGATAACATAAGGCAAATATCCAACAATAAAACCAAAGATGAAGCCTGGTATTACTTTGCTTTTTTGATGCTTATAAAACTCTAGTGGTATTGGTACTTTTTTCATGGTTTGATGATCTCCACTTGTATTGTTGCAGGCATTGGATTGTCGGGATCATTGGACATCACCTGCTTATCTAGTCCATGGATCCTTGCTTTTACATTTACAGCTGAAATTGCCGCACCTGGCTGGCCCAGAGATCTTGCTAATTGACGATCTTCATCAAGTTCTTTTGTTAAAGTTTCAACTGTAACTTCGAACTTCTTCTGCAATTGTGTTTGTAACTCGCCTACTCTTGTTGCTATCTTGTTGTTATCAAGTAAAGCTATAGCATTACGATTTATAGTTGGTCCTTTCATCTTTGCACACTCATAAGAGCGACGATATGCTTCACTAGCATTACCAGTTTCAATAAAAGATTTACAGAACTTTTCTTGTTTTGTTGTTAAATTATTCATTTGCTTTATAAGGTGATTTAGGTGGCATAGGAGGTGGTCTTTTTTCCTCCTTCTCTTGTTTTGTTGTTAGCTTATCCATTCACTTTCCACCCATGACATGAGTTGATAAATACTGCGTCTGCTGTACAAGTTAGTTGCTCTGAAGCTATTACAGAATGATCCGGTGCGAATTGAACTCCGCTGCATCCTGCCAACAAACAAATCCAGATCAGTAATATTATTTTCATAGAGCTGCATACCATTTATCTTCAATGTATTTGTAATTCCTATCAATGCTATATAAAAGTTTTTCAACTATCTTTATCGCATCCTCCAGCGAGTAAACCACTTCAACATGAGCACCAGCTTCCTCGATCTTTTTGATCATCCGCTTCTGGTTTTTACTCAGCCGACCTTTCGGAGTAGTTGTTTTTGGTTTTTTAACTTCCAAACCAACATACCTTCCTGTACAAATGATCGTAATGTCTGGCACCCCAGATTTCACTCCTTCAGCTTTCAATTTTTTTGCAGTTATTACATTTCTATTGCCGCCGTTTGGAACTGCCCAATAACATAAGCCAGTAAGATCCAAGTAATCGCAAATAGCTTTTTGGATCTGGTGCTCGACATCAGCCATTATTTTTTCCCGGGTTTTTTTGGAACCACAGTTTTTTCCACAAGATCATATATCCAAGGTCCAGGCAAAATACCCGCGTGTCTTTCCAGCGCAGTTAGTCGCGTTCTTATCTCTTCAATAATTTCTTTGAGCTGATCCATCATCTCTCCTATTTTTAAAATAATTAATAATTTTCTCTTGGTGTTCAGCGACCATCGCTTCGAGCCGAGATTTTCTCGATCCATCTTCATCGGCATTACCATCAAACCACTCTGGAACGACATGAAATTTGATCATCATGTTTGATTCATGAGGACTCCAACCACGATATTTTTTGTTATATCCAATAAACCAATTCCTCACATAGCCAGGCACATTAGTGAAAGGATGATCCATGAAGAATCTATATTTCTGCTTATCATCAGAATCAATCCAGAGCCTGGCATAATCGGTACTATCAACTTTGTGTTCAATTGCGTGTCTGATCTTTGGCCGCCCGCCGCAGTATTCAATAAACTTTGGTAGTGAAGGTGCGAAATCAGATCCAGATCTTCTGACTTGTTCCAGGGCCAGAGTAATATCATGGTTTGTGATCCCCGCCAAACCCTTAGACCATTCATCGATCATTAGATTCATTAGTTCTTCATCATCGTCCAGCTTGGCTGCAAATAATGGGTACATCACTTTGAGTCTCAAGATCACCCGAGCTGCTAACTTTCTCATCGAGCCACCTCCTTCAATGTGCCTGTCCCAGCTTTAGTAAAATTAGCTATAGGTTTTCGACCGCCTTGATCTTGTTCTTTAGATAGCCAGGAATTAATAAACTTGAGGATCCCGCTTTTTGTTTTTCTTCTAGTGGGATTACCATCCAACCAACCAACCATATTCCGCAGTTCTTGTTCTATATCAACTGCTGGATATAATCCTCCCCACTTTTTAAGATGATGATCACAAATAGGAAACTCAGATTTATCGTTGAGCTCCAGAGTAATAAATACATTTTCATTTACATTATCATTTACATTAACATTATCATTGGGTTCGTCTTTGGTTATCTTTTGGTTATCGTTAGGTTCTTCTCCGGTTTTATTTTGGTTCTGGTTTAGGTTTGGTCTGCCACCTTTAAGACCGTTCAGCCATTTCTTATAATTAGCTTCCAGCTGCGGTTTGATCAGTTGAAACATTGCTGCAGGAATTGGTCCCATTTCGATCTCCTTATGATTTAGGCCAAATTCAAAGATCCCGCGGTAGAGCTCCAGCTCTTCTTGATCACTTAAAACTTTCGCAGCTTTATAAAATGATCGGTAAATTACAATCGAATCTTTTTTAGGTTTCATAATTCCCCCCTATTGAAATTCTTGCGGCGGGTAAATATCTGGCCGAGTGTGGTATCTCTTCACTTCACCATTGGTTGCTTTTTCCAGCTTGATAACATGAACGTCAGCAACTCTCCTTTGCTGGTGGGCCCATAATTTCACCAAGGGAATAGAAACTCCCAGGTCCTGTGCGATCGTCTCCCAAACATCTTTTAATAAAGTGTAGTTGCCGATTGCTTTTTCTTTTCTTGCGTATTCTATTAGCGTCATATCTGTCTATTTTCTCCTTTTTTGTGACAAATTGTAGCATATTATA